GGCATTTCAAATTCTGTGTTTTGATTCACTTCAAAATCAGTGTACGTCATACCTCTGACACCCGTATTAATACGAGTAACAGGATTAGAGTAATTCAAAACAATGGATGCCGCAGCAAAACTTGGATCTAAAAAGTTCGTAACGGGGCCCTGATTCTTTTGGTAAATAGTATCACCAATAGGCTTCCTCTGCACGGTCATGTTGGCTCTAAGAACCCCATTGCCAGCAGCATTGAAATTCATAGGTACAGCCTTGTACCGAATAGATCCTCGAAATCCTTGGAACGCATAAGTAACCCAATGCATCAAAACAGTATTTGCAAAATTGTATGGACCAGTTGTAGCGGTGTCAACAGCACCCGGTATAGCTCCTCTCAAAAAGGGATACGCAGCAAAATTAATATCTTGCGTATACGTAAAAGCACCTCCAGATGCGTTGATATTCATCATCTCACGACGCCACAAATTATACCTCTTCAACATTGTTCGAAAAGATAATATCGATTCACCTGTAAAAACCATATTTATCATGGAATTATCTTGCAGGGAAACACCGAGGGTATCCGAATCAGCTTGTTGAGGTGCAGAGGGTTCAGGCGTATTCTGAGCTTCAGAAACAATCTCTTCTCCCATTTGAGGCTTGAAAACAAACCTTTGAAAAGAGTCATCGGGAACAAAGACTTCGAAATCGTCACCCATAGAAACGAAAACATTCACCTCAATATCATTATCAGTAGTGCTATTCGGAGTTATAAATTCATTCACAATGAATACTCCCAAGACACCATTGCCTTCTTCCTTCGAGGTGTACGCTGTCGTAGAATACATTTGGGTCACAGAGTCGACACAGGGCGTGTGTCGATCCAACAAAGTTGTGGGTTGTCCATTGCCTATCTCAATAGTAAAATCCTGAGTATCAGCGATGTCAATCACCTCTGTATAGTTGATATTGTACTCAGAAAATCGAGTTCCAGACATTGATCCGAAGAAATTGGGATCATAGACAATCTTGATGCGTCCTTTGTGAAAGGCTGAACAGACAACTTGAAATCGAAACTTCATCGAACCAGTCCAAAACTTGAATGGCATTGCAGCCATTGCACAAGCTGGGAAATGAAAGGATGTTGGTGTCAACGAACTTTCAGCCCATATGACTGGATCAACCCTAGCATTCCATAACAATGTTTCTGGCACAGTGCCTTGAGCCCACGTGAACTTAGTTAAGTACGATTCACGTTTCGCAATTTCTTTGATGGCCAAAGGATCACTAGCACCCAATCCTGCAATGCGAGGATCAATTGACAGTTCTTGTTTATCATCGACAGTCAACTTCTGAGCAGTATCTGGTACATTAGTAACTGCCAAAGAGCTAGTTGTGAAGAGTCTCATAGGAGACGGATTCTTAGTCTCAGGAGGCCTGCAATAGCCAAATTGTTTCGCAACCTTCGCCACTGTGTTAGCTACTTGTTCAGTAGCAAGCGCGTACGGTTTCAACATTGGAACGGCCGACATTGCATTCGACATTTTGGCAACAGCTGTGGCTGGACCCGAAATCATACCTGTCTTGTTAGCCTCGTCAACTTCATTTTCTTCTCCCATCTGGGGCACTAAAGTACTGGAATCAACAGAAGTAAGCACAGACAAGCTGACATCTTCAGCCCAAGCGAACACAGAAATGGTTACATTATCAGTCGCACCGTTTGCATGTTTCAACGTGTTCAAAGTACGAAAGAACAATTGACCCATATCGGTCCACTCTGCAAGCGGAACGGTGAGATAATTCTTGTGATAGAAAAATGGTAAAACCATTTCCCCCCCCGTCGAAGTGGTGGGATCCAAGAAAATGTGAGGCCATTGAGACGCTTGAACATTATCTTCTGGTACAAGCGATGCAACAGATGTCAACGCGTCGTATTCTGCCAAAGGCAAATAAGTACACAATACCCTTCCATAAAGGAAGCCGTTACCATTGATCACCACTTTGATTTTGAGTTTTGCTCGCAACAAATTGTAGTTGTTGATGCGATTAATTACCCTCTTATCATTAAAGTACAGATTCCAAGGGTCCAAATCAACTCCTAGTGTAGCTCCAGTGCCCCAACCAATCTCAGCAATTTTGATGGGAC